ACCGAGATTTTCGAACACACTGAAACCGATGGTACGAGCCTTCGGATCGTCAGCGGAGAGAACCGTCAGTTCGGTGCGTACGGGGATGCGACCGAACATTTCCGGTTCGCAGCACACGTACACGGTTCCCGCGGGAACGATGCGGCTCGTGATGACCTGGGCGCCCCAGAGGGTCGCTTGCAGGCCGGTCTTGAGCAGCATCGCCTGGCTCTCGATGTCCAGGATGTCCCGGCCGAACTTGCGGATGTCGGCGTAGTCCCGCGCATTCATGTACACGCGTGCGACCCGGAGGTCGTGGCGCTCGATGAGTGCGAAGGCATCGGCCAGCACCGCACCCGAGATCGGGGCGACGACAGGGATGTCCGGGTTGGTACCACCGGGGATCGAGTCGAACCCGTTGGTGGCGATGGCATCGAGGACCGCGAACACGCGCTCATCTTCTGCCGCCTGGATCTGCGCTCGGGCCAGGTCTTGGGCGCGCTCGATGAGATCGAAACGACGCTCCTTGATCTGGGTGAGCGGGATCTCCGGGTTCGAGGCAATCTCGAACAGCGGGAAGATAACGCGACGTGGCTTGGTGACCGCGATGATGTTCTGTCCCTCTTCGCCGACCACGTACGCCGTAACGTCGGGGTCCTTGTCGTAGATGGGCAGAGCGCCGTCCGGGAGCTGCTCCACGAGGAAGGTCTTGCGACCGACGCTCGTGTAGTCGCGCCGAGTACGGAGCGGTTGCGTGAGACTGGCTGCGAGCTTGGCACGACCGGCCGGAGTACGGATGTACTCGGAGATCAGCTTCTGCTTGACAGCGTTGGAAACACCTTGCTGTTGAGACATTACGCTTACCTCCTTTCTCAGACCCTCTGGTCGTACACGAGCTCGAACTGCTCGCTGTCAGGCGGCATCTTGAGGATACCGATGAGAGTTGAAGCGGCCTGTCCGTTGGCCACCTGCGACGTGATTGTCGCGATGTCGAGGTTGATCGCCACGCCCGTCTGGGTGGTGACGCGCATGATCAGGTACCCGTTGCGCGAGGCGACGAGTTCTTGACCTGTCTGGTAGATCAGGTCGTCGCCCGCTGCGAGCGCGCCTGCTACGGCGAGAGCCTGGGTCTCGAAGAGCTGGTTCCCGTACGTGCCCTGCGAGGACATGTACGTGTTCTTGCCCGAGGCGGGACCTGGTTGGTTCTCGAACGCATTGCCCACGGCGGTGTTCACGAACACTCCGAGGGGCTGGATCAGGATTTCATCGGGGGCGCCGGGTTCAACCGGACCTCCCACGAAGTTCGAACCCTGATCGGGTCGGGTAAAGGCAACGCTTCCACTCAGGACACCGAGAACTCCGGTGTTTGTCTGGGTGGAAATCGTGCCGGCGGTGGTCACGATCGGCGGGTTGGTCTGGGTGAAGCCATCCGCAGTCAGAACGCCAACGGCGTTCCTAACCCCTGCATGCAAAAGTCGCAGGGCTGCGCTGGATTCGGTCCAGCCTCCACTCGCCTGTCCAAGCAACGGCATATGCTGTGCTCCTTGTTTACTGGCTGAGTAGGCTCGAGTTCGTGCCGGCGGTCTCCGGGATGGAGGCCCTTGTCTTCTTACCGACCAAAACTTCGGTCATTCACATCTATTGGGCCCCTAATAGGGGTTTTACCGAGGCCGAAGGGGGCTATAGGGAAACTAAAGCACCCTTCGACCTGGAGAGACTTGATCAGCGCTGGTTCATGCCGAAGACGGAGGAGACATCGGGAGCGGACTCCCACATCTTCTCCAGCTCGGCGATCTCGTCGCGGGCTGCCTTGGGCATACCGGAGGACGGGACAGCACCGGGACGCTGTGCCCCCGAGGAGGCGGTCTTTGGCTGCGGCTTGAACTTGGGCTCGGTCGCGGCTTTCTTGCCGCCCTTCTTGCCTTCGTCGTCCGCCCCGAATTCCTCGTCGTCCTTCTCGGCTTCCTCGTCGGTGCCGGCATCATCGTCGGCTTCCTCTTCCTCTTCCTCACCTGCGGTCTTGGGCAGGTCGAGGTCGGCGTAGAGCTGCGCGAGCTCGTCGTCGGCGGAGGCTTCCTTGTCGATGTCCATCAGACCCATCGGGTCAGTACCCGCAGTGATCTCGATGTCATTCTCCGCGAAGCCGCTGTCGTCGGCTGCGGTCTTGTCCTTGCCGTCGGCTTGGGCGACCTGCGGGGTCTTGGCGGCCGCATCGGGATTGACGTTGCCACCTTCACCCGACTGGATGCCCTGACCCTTGGCGAGGGGCTCGGAGGCGTCCGTGGCTGCGGAGGCGGTCATGCCCATCTCATCGTCCATTTCCTCGAGCATGGCGCGGAGCATTGCCTCCTCCTCCATCTCGTCGGTGGACATCTTGCCTTCGTCGAAGAGCTTGGCGCCCTCGGACTCTTCGCCCTTGGCCCTTTCGCCTTCGGCCATCTTCTCGACGTCGTAGTCTTGCGGGAAGTCGTTCTTCGACTGGTCGATGCCGTCGCCGTCCTGGTCTTGGCCCATGAGGTAGGCCATGAGTTCGGACTCACTCACTTCCTTCTCCTCGATTTCCTCGCCACCGAAGAAGTGCGACATCGCCTTCACGAGGCGACCGAACGACTGCTCGAGCTTGTCGATGCGCGCGGTGATCTCGATGGCAGCTTTCTTGCCACCCATCTTCTCGTCGATCACCTCTTCCTCTTCCTCCTCGACCTCCTCCTCGCCGCCGGTCTTGCCGGCAAAGACGTTGAGGGTAGCCGCGGTAGCGCGGAGTTGGCTCTCGTCGAGGTCCATGAGATCGACAGCCTTGAGCTCGACTTCATGGGCAGACGCTTTGGGCATGAGCGCTGCAGCGACCCGCAGGGCAATCGCGGCGCGAGCTTCGGCCATCTTCTTGAGGCTTTGCTCGGCGGCTTGCTTGCCACCCCCGCCACCTTCGGCGGTAGCCTTGGCTGGCGTCTCGGGCTTCTTCTGGAAGTTCGAGGTGGCTGGATGGTCCAGCTTGTCGGTGGTCAAATTGCCAGGCATCGCCGGGGGCGGAGACTCCGGGGACATCGGCGAGTGGGGATCTTCAGCCCACGTGCTGGTGTCACCGTTCTCGTATGCGTCGGCATCGGGATCGGGCTGGTAGGCCGGACTGGAAGGGCCCTCGGTGCGGTCGACCGCGGGCATTTGTGGGGGAGGCGAAGCCTTCTTTCCTTGCTCAGCCTGACGGGTAAGTCGTTGACGATGCATCGTTGTTTCTCCTAGGACGCGGTTGTCTCGGGTGGGTTAGAACCGGGTCTTCTTTCGCAGTGAAAGGATTCGCCCAAGACGAATCATGGTCTTGGCTTCTCCCGTTGTTGGTTTGCGACCGAGTACTTCCACGCAACTGTGAAGGTACCTTTCAAGGGAGGGCTGGCCGTCGGTAGACCCGACCCGGAGGACGGCCCGGTAAATATCCCTCGAAATTTGAACGCCGTAGCTCTGGTTCAACCGCGCAAGACCATCGATCAGTTCGACGTCCGAGCGAGCGATCCTGACGAGCGTGTCGGCCCCGCTGATCAACGCGGCTTGGCGCTGACGGGCGGCTTGGTGATTGATGTTCTCGTTGGTCGAGGTGGCGAGTTCAGCGGAAGATCCCTCAGCATCATCCTCCTCGTCCTCGTCTTGACGGAGCTTCTTCTCGATGCGCTTCTTGACGCGGTCGAGGATTGACTTCTCGAGCTTCTCCTCGAGTTCGGAGATCGGGTCTTTCTCCTCAGGCGCAGGCGGCTCGCCACCGGGAGCGGCTCCAGGCATCGGTGGGAACTGGGCCACACGACGCAGCTCATCGTCGTCGCTGACATCGACAGGGCGCGCGAGAGTTGAACTCTCAAACCGAGCTGCCTTCTGGAAGTCGCCGTCGGGAGTGCGAGTCCACTCTGGAGGAGGCGAGGCCAAGACGGCGCGGGCCCGTTCGTGGGTAGCCGGATTGATCTGGCCCGGGTCGAGGATGTTCCTCACCGCCGCACCAGTGAAGGCGGGGACAGCCACCCAGGACGCCTCGATGAAGGTGACGCCGCCGGTGGGATCGAGGCTATCGTGCCCGCAGAGTTCGGCGATCCGATACTTGCGTCCCTGCGCGTCGAACTCGTAGTTGCCCTTCGCGTACCGGACGTGCTCGCACATCTCGGTCTCGTCGGCCGCCACGTTGCCGCACTTGGTGCATTGTGTCTCGGTAACAGAGCAGCCCATCGAGAGCGTGCTCATCCGGCCGGACTCGATGTCGCGGATCAGGCTGGAGTGCCTTCGATCGGTGGCAATGAGGATGTCGATGTAGACGGAGTCGCCAATGTCGCGAGCTGCGGCATCGATGATGCGGCCCTTGGACTGCTCCTCGATCTGCACGTGCTCGCAGAAGTTGAAGGCACCAACAAAGGTCCGGTAGCTCTTGAGAAGCACCGGGCGGTCCCAGCAATCGTGGTTGTTGTTGATGTAGATGTCGCAGGCCGGGCGGACACGGAAGTTCGCCCACTTGCGGTTGACGTTGTGGCCGAGCTCGCTGACCGCACCGAGACGCACATTTGAAACGTCATCGGTGTCGACGGATGCGACGATGGTCGCGTGCGTCAGCAGGAAGTTCTTGGGATCGAAATCCTGCTTGAGGATCTCTGAGGCCTGGGCGACGAGATTGGGAGAACCCGAAGCGGTGCGGTACGGTCCGCGACCAACCATCTCGCGCTGGTGCTCTTCCATGAAGCGCACCCAGTTCTGGGGGCCCCAGTTCGGGTGGGTGACGGCCGCGTATGCCTTCTTGAGGAATGCCATCTAGCAGACCCCCTCCGCCAGTACGGCAGGTGCTGGCGCGCAGTGGTCGTCCAAGATGTCGGCCGACCGGATCATGAACATGCAGGAGGGACACGCATGGAGTTTGACGTGCTGTCCATCCTCCATTTTGTAGGTCGCTCGTCGCAGGTGACCGCTGCAACCGCGGGTCGGACACCTGTACTGACCATTCGTGTGCTCCTCGCGGCTGACGCGATACTTCCTGTCGCGCGCATGCCAGTAGAGGGACTTTTTCACGAAGTTGCGGGCAACCCGACTCGCAGAGAGATCTCGAGCTTCCTTGCGGACCTTCTTGCCGCCGTCCTCGTCCTCGTCCTCGTCGTCCTTGTCGCCGTCGGCGGTGACCTCCTGAACCATCTCCACGCGGGGTGCTTCGCCCTCGATGACGTTGCCGTGCATCGACCCTTCGGAGACCTCGGCGATCGTGCCGGGACCACCGGGGACGTCCTCGTGCATGGGTGCGATGAAGGAGTCCTCTCCGGGGGCGATGATCTGGAGATCCTCGACGGGATGGCGGTTGGCGGTGTGTGGCCACTGGATGTCGACCATCCCAATCGCGGGCCAGCAAGCCACCACGCGGCCCTCAGCCGTGTCGCCGGTGCCGATGAGGCGCACGGT